GTCATATTCTCGCCGATAGTTTCGCAGTGCGTCTAGTCCATGTTTTGTCTTATCAATCTCAAACCAGCAGCGTGGCAATAACTGGCGTACCGCTTGAATACCATCAGCAACAGATAATCTCGGGGCGACAGTTACATCGAGTCCTGCTTCCATCAGCACCTCTTTACGACTCTTGCCAGTGCCAAGTTCGCGTACCTCTACGTCATGCGGAAGGATCTGCGAGGCTTTGTGGTAGTTGTTGTCTTGCAGCCACTCAAAGTAATGCTCAAGCCCGACGCCGTGGTTCTCGTGGTAGTCGATTAGCCTAACCTCTTTAGACGCGATTTGAGCCACCCAAATTGATGTACTGTCACTTATCCCTAAGTCCCATGCACAGAACGTCTTGGCGAGGCTCTCATGAGGTATACGGCATATTCTCTGCTGTTCTTCCAGGTCGTTTATCAGCGCACCGTAGTAAGAACCTTCTACAGCCGCATGGAACGAGCATTCAAACTCCTGGGCATACTTGTCATCGCCCATTTCCTTCTTGGCCGATTCAAGTTCTTTACTATCCAGGATGCCAGTCTCGCTAGCCTTGAACTCCAGAAGTGACCAGTCAGCAGACGATGCTGCGCGATCCCTAAAGTCTGCAAAGTGATTGCGTCCCTTTGGCGTTCCTAGGAAGAGTGCGAATCCTTTTCTGTCAGCAAGAGCCGGACGAATGATCTCGTTCCATATCTTCGGATCCTGGTCGGCAATCTCGTCAATCACTACTCCGTCGAAGTATTGACCGCGCAGGCTGTCAGGATTGTCTGAGCCATACAGTTGGATGCGTCGCCCATAGAACTCAGACTTGAGTTCGGAGACATTGAGTTTTGCATCTAGTGGGCGTGTGAATCGTTCAAGGTAGTCCCAGGCGATACGCTTTGCCTGTCCATAGGTCGGGGCAATGTATGCGTACCTAGGTGCTTCCTGACCGTTCTTGAGCGAACTGTGGATTAGCTGGTTGATTGCTGCGACAGTTTTACCCATACGTCGATGAGCAACTACCACCGTGAATCGGTTTGCAGCGACAGCCTTGTGAATCGCTCTCTGCGGATCTCTCGGCCTGTAGCCAGTATCAATGACCTTCTCAGTCATCGACGCCTGATACAACCTTGATGTTAAGAGGGCCACCACCATCGCCAGTGACCTCAGTGCGAGCCAGCTTTGGAATGTGGTACTCCGACAGCTTCGCCATAATCTCTAAAGCGCGATCAGGTTGAGCCTTCACCTTCAGAGTCTCGTCACCATAAGCAACCATCTGTAGCCACGAGTCCATGTTCTCGCCATTGCGCTCCAGCAAGTTAGCGATGGCCTCACGCACAGTAGACGTAGACTTATTAGGCACGCCTTTAGGACGGCCCATGCCAGCGCGAGGTGGAATCCACTTCCCTTCACGCTTAGTAGCAGCAGATTCTACTTTACTATCTTGAGAATCATTCTCATTCATGTTTGCACCATAAGGAAGTGTTGAAGCAACTATAAGAAACTCTGATAACACATAGTCAAAAAGTGTGGGACTATCTCTCTACGCACTGAGTGTTCACTACTTAGGAGATAGAGATGACGTCACAGATACCAGTTCTAAATAAGTTCGGTTTTGTCGTTGGTTATGCATCTACTATGGCTCACAAAAAAGCCTCTTCACTTGCTAACTCCAAATCTGTTCGTCAAGGGTTTAGACATATTGATGGTCGCAAAATTCTCTGTTGGATTCCGTCCTAATCACTCAAAGGAGTTCTTTCATGTTCGCTCACCAAGTTATCAACCTCGCTCGCAAGCATCTGACTAATGATGCGTCTGCTCGTCTGTGTCTCTCCGATGCTAATCGTATCGTTGAAAACTGTGGCGACCTCGATGCTGCTAAAGAGCGCGCCCTCAAGTCTCTTGCTTACTCTGTGGGCGTCTTTCATCCTGATTACATTCGGGCTTCTAAGTAATCACTCTAGGGGCTTCGGCCCCTGTATAGGAGACTCTCATGGACTACATCGTTTACGAAAAGGCTAATCCTATTGCTGTTCATGCTATCTGTCATTCAGAGCAGAGCGCCCAACAATGGATTGCTGAACTCGCACCAAAGTATTGCGCCCGTGGTTACTTCAATGATAAGACTCTTACGCCTGACAGTTTTGCTTATCGCACCTATAAGAGAATCAAATAGCACTAGCCCTCCTTATTGGTTTGCTTCTGGCTCTAGGATTGACACTTCCATTCCATCCTCATGGACGAACACAGCCAATACTTTGTCGTTGTCGAGTTCGATATAGAGCGCATCGTCGTCGGTCTCTACGCCCTCAATGGTGCGGCCAATCAGCATTTCAATGATTTCTTCAAGCATATCGTACTCCGTTATTTAGTGAGGCCGTAAAAGTATAGGTCTGCTGGATTACAGTTTGTGCTGAACTCATAGTCAGTAAACATATTATCTAGGTTGAAGAGTTCTCTGAAGTCATGCTCTATTAGGTTTCTATAGTAATCGTTTGTGAATGGTGCGTCGGCTGGACTGGTCTCTTTCGTTCCATGTTCTGGTCTGCCTTCTGTAGCGCAAGTCATTATTACCAGTCCATCTGTCATTCGTACCATGTTCTCGAATGTCTCTGCCCAATACTTGTTGTGTTCAAAGCATTCGCAGCTAATAGATGTTCTGAAGTGTTTGTCAGGGAATGTGAGCAGATGTCCTGATTCAACTAGGTCTACATTCTTGCCAGTCCCGATGTCTACGCCTAGATAGTCGCATCCACTGAAGAATCGTCTTACGCTCCCGTTGATGTCTAGCGATCCAATCTCTAGTACCTTGCAGTTGTTGAAGTAACTCGGGTACATCGACTGAACACGATGCACAAAGTTAATCTGGCTCTCGTGGCTCACTTCTTTTTGTTTCGTGCGCTGATTGCTGATGCCTTCTTCTTTGCGTCATCCTTGCTTGATGCGCCCCATGCATTTAGAGACAACAGCAGGCGAGTAGGACTACCATCTGGCTTACGTTCCGGCCCTGGCATATTGCCCATGCGAGCCAAGAAACTAGCGCGACGAGGGTTGTCACCAGTCTTTACCGGAGACTTTAGATCAGAACCAGGGTTGGCAGACTCATAAGACTTGCGACCTTTTTCGTTTAAGCCACCAGACTTTGCCTTGCCTTCTTTGCGTGTCCATGCAGGAGATTTCATTTTGACCCCGGATAATAACCAAACTCAAGCAATGAATCAGGCCACGTTGTTACATCCCTTGCGCGAACCTTCTTCTCAAGAATTACAGGGCCATAATCACTAGCCACATTTCTGTCCAAAGTAACCCAATCACCAGTATTTATTTGCTTACCAGTTCCTTTAGGGACACCGCGATAAATTGTAACTTCTGCCTCAGGATTACCACGAATCATTCGCATGATATTTAAAATGCTTTTTTCTCTAGGATCGCCAGAACCAAAGTATTGCAAAGCATTCTTGCTAAAAATATCTTCACCAAAACTTTTTTGCGGCTCAAATAACATAGATGCACCGCCCTCTAACGACATTGGCCTATGCGTCATTGCATAATCAAGAATGTCAGCTTTCTTAATAGCACCCATCATCGGAGCAGCAGCAAGTCCAGCGGCCTTACCAATAGGCCCACCGAAGTCTAGCAATCCAGAGACAGCAGCCTGTCCATAGTTGCCAGACATTGCTTGTCGTGTTGCACCAAGACCAGGAACGAACGGTTCTGCAAGATCAGCAAATAGAGTACGGATTTCAGCCGGAGTCAGCTTCTTCTTCGCACGCTCAAGTTTGCTAATCGTTTCCATCCTAATACTCCATCTTGGCAAACTTCAGCATTGCCTTCTGCTTGCCAGTCATAGGCTTTGTAATCGGGCCACCGACCAACCACGCAGAGCAGGTGCGATCAGCAGCACACTTGAACTCAAATAGTTCGCAGTAACCTAGGTCTGCACTATCTACCACTTCGGAAGCATACGTCTCATCGTCCGATTCTTCCTGCTGGATGCCACTGACGATGCAATCCATCATCTCGGGCGTCTGGATGAATGCCGAGCAGTTGCCACAGTGCATAGTCTTCGCATTGTCTACGGAGGTATTCCACTCCTTAGCGCGAGCATTCCAGAAGTCAGAGTTATCATTTTCTGGATTAGCGGGGCCATATCCATACTCAGCGAATGCTTTATCTCGATTCTTGAGATTTACACTGATGTCGTGAGTAGCAATAGGACAGTTCTTCATAGTTTTTCTACCTGCACCCAGTGGCAACGATAGTCGCCTTCTTTTTGAGTCTGATACCACATTTGTAGACTCTGGCAATCCTCTAGCGTTTCAACAGTCTCTAGTAAAACTAGATGTCCATTTGTCAGCAGGAAGAGGTTGAACCAGATAATCACTTCTTCTTAGCAGTCTTAGCTGAAGCCTTAAAAGCAGCAGCAGTCGGTGCGCCCTTGGTTCCAGGCTTACGCATCTTCTCGCCAGATCCTTCAGCGATACGCTTGCGTTTAGCAGCAATGTTGGAATAGAGACCGTTCTTCATTTCTTCTTCCCCTTCTTAGCCATGCCTGCTTCGCTCAT